TAAAGATCAAGTTCAAGTATTATATTTTGAATATAAAACTTATCAAGATCAAGTTTTTAAAATAAAACAAACAGATCAAGGTTTAGAAAAAGTATTAGAAAAACCAGATACTTTTAACCCTCCACCTAATGATAATTTTGAAAGAGTTGGTAGATCAATAGAAGTATTATATACTGGAGCTAAGGTGTTAGGTTTAGGTAATAATTTGCTAGAATGGAGATTAAGTGAAAACATGACTAGACCTTTTGGAGATACTACTAAAGTTAATATGAATTATGTTATTTCTGCACCTAGAATGTATCAAGGTAGAATAGAATCTATTGTAAGTAAAACAATAGGTTTTGCAGATATGATTCAACTTACACATTTGAAACTTCAACAAGTTTTAGCTAGAATGGTTCCCGATGGAGTATACCTTGATGTAGATGGTTTAGCTGAAGTAGATTTAGGTAATGGTACAAATTATAATCCAGCAGAAGCATTAAGCATGTATTTTCAAACTGGTAGTATTGTAGGTAGATCTTTAACCCAAGAAGGTGATTTAAACAGAGGTAAAGTACCTATACAAGAATTACAAACATCTAATGGTATGGGTAAAATATCTTCAATGATACAAACATACCAGTATTATTTACAAATGATAAGAGATGTAACCGGATTAAATGAAGCAAGAGATGGTACAACACCATCTAAAGATGCATTAGTAGGTTTACAAAAATTAGCAGCAGCTAACTCTAATACAGCAACAAAACATATATTACAGTCTTTAATGTATTTAACTGTTAGGGTTTGTGAAAATATAAGTTTAAGAGTTGCAGATATGTTAAATTTTCCTTTAACAAAACAAACTTTATTATCTAGTATTAATACATTCAATACAAATACTTTAGATGAAATACAAAAATTAAGTATGCATCATTTTGGTATTTATTTAGAACTTGAACCAGAAGAAGAAGAAAAAGCTGCTTTAGAACAAAATATACAAATAGCATTACAAGCCGGTAATATTGGTTTAGAAGATGCAATAGATTTAAGGCAAATTAAAAACAATAAACTTGCTAATCAAAGTTTAAAACTAAGACAGAAAAAGAAGCAAGAATTAGAAAGAGCTCAACAATTAGAAAATATACAAGCTCAAGCTCAAGCAAATGCAGAATCTGCTGAAAAAGCTGCTATGGCTGAAGTGCAAAAACAACAAGCAATGGCTCAAACTGAAATACAAATAGAAAAAGCTAAAGCTCAGTTTGAAATAAACAAAATGGAACAAGAAGCATTAATTAAAAAACAATTAATGGCTGAAGAGTTTAATTATGATATGCAATTAGCTCAAATACAAGGACAAGCACAACAACAGAAAGAAAATGCTATTGAAGATCGTAAAGACAACAGAGTAAAAATACAAGGAACACAACAAAGTGAACTTATTAGTCAAAGACAAAATGATTTATTACCTAAGAATTTTGAATCAGATAATGATAGTCTTGACGGTTTTGGGTTAGAACAATTTACCCCAAGATAATTTATTATTAATTTTATATTATTTTATTATGGCAAAAAAACAAGCAAAAAAAGAGGTTGAAGAACCAAAAAAAATAGAAGAACAAACTGAAGTAAAAGCAAATGAACCTATAAAAAAAGAAGGTGAATTTAAAGTAAAATCAGTTAAAAAAGTAAAACAATTAGGTGAAGATAAAGCACCTGATATAATTAAAGTAGATTTAAGTAAACCTAAAAAAGAAAAAGAAGAAGATGCCGTTCAAACACACCAGACAAATGATAGCGATGTTGTTGTCGAAGAACCCAAAGACAGTAGCAACAGCAAAGAAGTGGTTGAAGAAGTACGGCAAACCGACGAAGAAGTAAAATCTGATTCACCAATACAAGAAATAAATGAAGAAGATAATACTAACGAGACAGGAGTGGCAGGAAGCGATGAAACTACCACTACCACATCGAAACAAAAAGAAATACTACAGGAAGCAGAAACACAAAAGCTACCTGAAAACATAGAAAAATTAGTAAAATTCATGGAAGAAACAGGTGGCACTGTTGAAGACTATACTCGGTTAAATGCTGATTATAGTAAAGTAGATGACAATATGTTGTTACATGAATATTACAAACAAGCTAAACCTCATTTAAATATGGAAGAAAGAAACTTTATAATAGAAGATTCTTTTACATATGATGAAGAGGTGGATGAAGAGCGAGATATTAAAAAGAAAAAACTCGCTTACAAAGAAGAAATTGCAAAAGCTAAAAACTTTTTAGAAGGCCTAAAAACTAAATATTACGACGAAATCAAGTTGAGACCCGGAGTAACACAGGAACAACAAAAAGCAATGGACTTTTTCAATCGCTACAACGAAGAACAAGCAGCACAAGAAGCAATACGTGAAAGGTTTGTATCTAATACTAAACAAACATTTAACCAAGAATTCAAAGGTTTTGATTTTAAATTAGGAGATAAAAAGTTTAGATATGGTATAAAAGATCCTTCATCAATTGTAAATAACCAAAGTGATATATCTAATTTTGTTGGAAAGTTTCTAGGCAAAAATGGAGAAATTATTGATACTGTTGGTTATCACAAAGCTTTATATGCGGCGCGAAATGTTGACACTATTGTTAATCACTTTTATGAGCAAGGTAAAACTGATGCTGTAAAAGAACAATTAGCTAAATCTAAAAATATTAGTACAGAACCTCGTAAAACAGCTTCTGGAGAAGTATTTATAGGTGGTTTAAAAGTAAAAGCAATTAGTGGTTATGATTCTTCAAAATTGAGAATAAAAAAGAAAACGTTTAATTAAAAAAAATAAATAAATTATGGGAAGTTTAACTCCACAATTTGGCGCAATAGTACCGTCTCCTAATCAGCAGCTATTAGCCACTAATTACCTATCTTTTACAGATGGTAATAATGATTTTGCTCAGCAATATCTACCTGAAATATACGAACAAGAAGTAGAAAGATATGGAAACAGAACTCTTTCTGGTTTTTTACGTATGGTAGGCGCTGAAATGCCTCTGACTTCAGATCAAGTTGTTTGGTCAGAGCAAAATAGATTACATGTAGCTTATGATAATGTAGCCAATGGCGGCGTAAATGCATTAACTATAACTATTACAGCAACCGTAAAAAACGTAATAAGTCCTGGACAAACTATTGTAATTATGGATGATGCTGGTAATGAATTAAAAGCTGTTGTAACTAATAGTAACACCGCAACAGGTGTTGTAGATGTTGCTCCTTATACAGCACAAACACTTGCTGGTCTTGGTGCTACGGTAAAAATATTTGTATTTGGTTCAGAATTTGTAAAAGGCGCTGCAACAAGCAATGCCGGTACTGGTGCAATTACAGGTAGTACTTCTAACCAACCACAAATAAGTATAACCCCAAGCTTTACGCAATATAACAACTCACCGGTTATTATTAGAAACGTTTACACAATAAATGGATCTGATATGGCTCAAATAGGTTGGGTTGAAGTTGCAACTGAAGATGGAACTACAGGTTATCTATGGTATTTAAAAGCTGAATCTGAAACTAGATTACGATTTGAAGATTATCTTGAAATGGTATGTGTTGAAGGTGAACTTGCGGTTAATCTTGGAGCTGGTGATGCGTTTGCTGCTGGCTACAAAGGTACTGAAGGTCTTTTTGCAGCTATCTCTGCAAGAGGTAATGTTGAAGTAGGATTTTCTGGTGCTTCTGGTTTAGATGACTTTGATGCAATACTTAAAAATCTAGACACTCAAGGTGCTATTGAAGAAAATATGTTGTTCTTACAAAGACAAACAGCATTAGAATTCGATAACATGCTATCAAATGTATCTATTGGTAATAGCGGTGGTACAGCTTATGGTTTATTTGAAAACTCTGAAGAAATGGCATTAAACTTAGGTTTTAGCGGTTTCAGAAGAGGTTCATATGACTTCTATAAAACTGATTGGAAATACTTAAATGATGCTTCTACAAGAGGTGCTATTGATGGTGTTCAATCAATTGAAGGAGTTTTAATACCAGCTGGTACTTCAACTGTTTACGATCAAATTTTAGGTACAAATATTAGAAGACCATTCTTACACGTTAGATATAGAGCTTCTCAAACAGAAGACAGACGTATGAAGTCTTGGTTAACTGGATCAGCTGGAGGTGCTTACACTTCTAATCTTGATGCAATGGAAGTCAACTTCCTTTCAGAAAGATGTTTAGTAACTCAAGCTGCAAATAACTTTGTATTATTCAAAGGTATTTAATTTTTTAGTAAAGATAGGGCATCTTTAAGGTGCCCTTGTCTTTACATTAACTATTTAATTATATTATATCATGGCAAAAAAAGAAAAAACAATCTCAAAATCTAGTTGGGAAATAAAAGATAGAACATATATATTAAATGGACCTCAAAGTCCATTAACATATAAAATACCATCAAAACACACAATGCGACATGCATTATTGTGGTATGATGAAGAAACAAAAGAACAGAGAGAAATAAGATATGCAACTAATCAAAACTCTCCGTTTAAAGATGAACAAAAAGGTGAAGCAACTCTAGGACATATAGTATTTAGAGACGGATCTTTATATGTAAAAAAAGAAAATCAAGCTTTACAAAAAATATTATCTTTATATCATCCTTTAAAAGATAAAAGATATAGAGAAGTAGATGAAGTAGTAATTGCACAAGATGAACTTGTAGATTTAGAACTTGAAATTGATGCATTAAATATGGCTAGAACTATTGATGTTGATCAAGCAGAAGCTATATTACGTGTAGAAATGGGATCTAAGGTGGCAGAGATGAGTTCTAAAGAAATAAAAAGAGATTTACTTGTATTTGCTAAGAAAAATGCAAAACTATTCTTAGATTTAGCAAATGATGAAAATGTACAATTACGAAACTTTGCAATAAAAGCTACAGAAGCTGGAATAATAAAGTTAAGTTCTGATCAAAGAACTTTTACTTGGGCTTCAAATGGTAAAAAATTAATGACGGTACCGTTTGATGAACATCCATATTCTGCAATGGCTCAATTCTTTAAGACTGATGAAGGATTAGAAATCTTTAAGTCTATAGAGAAAAAACTTTCTTAATATGTAATACTAATAAGGGAGGCCAAGTGCCTCCTTTATTATAATAAAAAATACACATGGCTATAAACGTAAACACGGTATATCAAACTGTTTTACTTATATTAA